TTTCCGGCCTTATCCCGGAACCCGTAACCCGCGAAATCATGCAGGGCGCTATCGCGGAATCCGCTGTCCTGCGCATGGGCCGCAGACTGGCGAATATGTCCAGCAAGACGCAGACCATCAACGTGCTGGACGCCCTGCCCTCCGCGTACTTCGTGAACGGCGAGGTCACCGACAGCGGCGCTGGTGAGGCGTTCAAGCAGACCACCAAGATGGCGTGGGACAAGAAGAAGTTGTACGCCGAGGAAATTGCTGTTATCGTCCCCATTCCCGAGGCTGCTCTCGATGATGCGGACTATGACATTTGGGGCGAGGTCAAGCCTCGTCTGACTGAGGCTTTCGGCAAGGTCATTGATGCGGCTATCCTGTTCGGCGCCAACAAGCCCAGCACTTGGCGCACCGGCGTTGTGCCCGCTGCTATCGCTGCCGGTAACGGTGTTCCCGTCGGCACCAACGTGTTCGATGACATCATGGGCGAGAACGGCCTTATCGCCAAGGTGGAGCTGGACGGCTTCAACCCCAACGGCGTTATGTCCGCTATCCAGATGCGCGGCAAGCTGCGCGGCCTGAAGGACACCACTGGACAGCCCATCTTCAAGTCCGATATGCAGGGCGCGACCCGCTACGGTTTGGACGGCATGGATATGTACTTCCCGATGAACGGCGCGTTTGACCCTGCACAGGCTCAGATGATCGTCGGCGACTGGTCTCAGCTCGTCTACGCCATTCGTCAGGACATGACGTTCAAGATTTTCACCGAGGGCGTCATCCAGGACCCCACGACTAAGGCCATCACTTACAACCTCATGCAGAACGATATGGTCGCGCTGCGTGCGGTCATGCGCCTCGGCTGGGAGATCGCAAACCCCATCAACGCTTACAACGTGGACAAGGTCAACCCCTTCCCCTTCTCTGTTTACGGCAAGGGCGGCGCTATTTCCACCGTCGCCGTGACCCCTGCTACCGCCACTGTAAAGAAGGGCGAGAGCAAGCTGTTTGCCGCCAAGGTTGACGGCGAGGGCATCATCAACGGTGAGGTCGAATGGTCTCAGGACGGCACGAAGAGCAAAATCAGCGATGAGGGCGTTCTGACCGTTTCTGCTACCGAAACCAAGAGCAGCATTACCGTTACTGCAAAGTCCAAGCAGGACGGGACTAAGACCGGCACTGCCACCGTTACCGTTTCTGCCTGATTTGAAAGGAGCTGACCCGTATGACATACGCTGATTATACATACTACGCTGGTACCTATATGGGCGCTGTGAGCGAGGAAGATTTTCCGCGTCTGGCTGTCCGGGCCAACTCCTTCCTTGACTACTACACACGCAACAGAGCACAAGACAACGCTGATCTGGATGCGGTAAAGATGTGCTGCTGCGCGCTCGTTGACAAGTATGCAGTTATCGAGGCGGCGCAGGCGCTTGCCATGAAGAACCTTGCCAACGCTGCGGCGAATGATGCAGAAGTTAAAAGCGAAACGGTAGGCAGCTATTCTAGGACGCTTGCAACGGGCGGGGAATCCACCCTGTCTGCGCTCAGTGCAACGGACGGGGCAAAGAAACTGCTTGCGGAAACGTGCATGGAATACCTTGCCCATACGGGGCTACTGTATCGCGGAGGTGGTTGTAGATGTACGCTCCCCACACTGTAACAATTTACAACATCGTGCAGGAGATCGACCCGACAACGCTTGATGAAGCCGAGAAGGTTTATACCACAATCCTGCGCGGCGTGATGCTGCAAGCCAGCAAAGCGGTCAACGTGCGCGAAAGCGGGCTTGAGAGCGCGGACGCTGTAAATCTGTATATCCCGTTTTCCGTGGAAGCGGTGGACGGGGTAACAGGTAAGCCGAAAACCTATATCGGGCCGCAATCGTTTTTTAAGGCGGCGGATAAGTCTGGATTGTGGACGCTCTCATACAAGGGAAACGGTGGCATGACGTGCTTTGTGAAGGGCGAATTCGTTTCGGACAACATGACCGTCGTGCTGAGCCATGACGATTGCTACAACGTGACCAAGGTTGATGCTATGGACTACGGAAGCCCCGATATGCAGCATTGGGAAGTCGGAGGTTCGTAATGGGCATCAAGTTTTCCGTGCATACCGATGGAATGGATGCGCTTAGGGAAAAGCTGTCGCAAGGTTGCAGCAAGGCCGAACATGCTCTTGCTCAGCAAATACGGGCGGATACAGACCCGTTTGTCCCTGCGTTAACCGGTAGTTTGGCGAACAGGACGCGAATTGAGGGATATACCGCTGGGGACTATGGACCATCTGGCGGAAACGTTATCGTTTACCCCGGCCCGTATGCTCGGTTTTTGTATTACGGGAAAGTAATGGTCGACCCAAACACCGGCAGCACATACGCCCCGAAGGGCGGAACAAAAGTGGTTACAGATCGCAACTTGGTATTTAACAAGGCGATGCATCCGCAGGCGCAGGCGCATTGGTTTGAAGCATCTAAGGCACAAAATCTTGACAAGTGGCTGCGCGTAGCAGAAAAGGCGGTGAAGAAGTACGGAACAGATTAAAAAGACGGTATCGGCAGCGGAAGAAGATCAAGTATCCCGAAAGTTGCTTGCGTGGTTAAACACATTCCCTGACAAGCCGGTTGATTTGATTCGGTTTGAATTTCTTCCCGCCGATACTGCGGCGATGGCGCTGTCCACAATTCAGGCGGCGTACATTGTCAAAAAATACATTCTCGGCGGATATCAGGCGGAATACCAATTTAAGGTCATCTACCGCATGAAACCGGGGAATAGCAATGACAAACGGCTCAAAGCTGACGAGCTGCTTAACGCCTTGGGCGATTGGGCGGCAAGCGAGACACCGCCTGACATTGGCGACGGTCGCCGCGTCATCCGTATTGAGCCGACAACGCGATCCTCTTTTTTTGCCGTGTATGAAAACGGCGATGAGGATCATCAAATCCTTATGAAGATGAACTACGAGGTGATTAAAAATGGCTGATATGACCTTTAACACCACGGCGGGGCAGACCGTAGACCGCGAACTTCTGATCGCGTATCTCAACACGGGCGAAACCGGAACTCCCACGTGGTCTCCCCTCGGTACGCGCGTCACAGATTCCAGCATGGAATATGACTGGCAGGAGGATTCCTCGAAGGATATCCTTGGCACGACGCGCACGACCATGAAGAAACCCATCATCACGCAGACCTTTGACCCGTCTGATCTGGACGCTGGGGATCCCGCCATCGTCAAGGTTTGGAATCTTGCAGTCAAGGAGCAGAACGCGGCGGCGCTGGCGAATCAGGACGTGCTGATTGTCCACGCCTATGCAGGCACGGCAAAGACCGCAGTATTTGCGGAGCGCTATTCGTCCTGCATGGTCAAGCCGTCTTCTCTCGGCGGCGAGGGTGGCGGCTTTATCGGTATGCCTATCGACGTGACGCTTGGCGGCACGCGCACTGTCGGCACTGCCGCTATCTCTGGCAATGCGGTCACGTTTACCGAGGGCGAATAACAAATAGAGGGCTGGCGTCTGTCAGCCCTCATTTTGGAGGAATATATGGAACTGAGTTTTGATTCTGGCGTAAAGGAATATACCATTCGCGGCGTGAACGGCATTGTAACGGTGTACTTTAACCCTGCGGATGTTAACTTTGCAAAGAAAGCATATAAAACCTTTGATGACCTGCGCAAGAAGCAGGAGACCCGCGCAAAGACACTCGAAAAGGATATCCCCGATGATGAGCTTTTCGACATGGTTGATTCTCTTGACAAGGAAATGCGCAGCATCATCAATGACCTGTTCGGACAGGACATTGCCGATACGCTTTTTGGCAGTGTCAACGCCTATTCCGCGGCCAACGGTGCGCCGGTTTGGCAGAACTTTATGACCGCCATCATCGAGCAGTTTGATGAGGCAGTAAAGCGCGAACAGGCGCTTGCCGATGAGAAAATCCGCAAGTATACGCAGAAATACCGTAAATGATGTACGATCTTCCAACGTCGCTGAACGTCTGCGGCGTTGACTATGAAATCCGCTCAGACTATCGCGCGGCACTGGACGTGCTGGCGGTATTTGCTGCGGTCGATCTGACTAACGAGCAAAAAGCGCTTGCTGCACTGGATATTTTTTATCCGGACTTCTTAAAAATGCCGGATGAGCACATTCCAGAAGCCGTGAAACAAATGACGTGGTTTCTCGACTGCGGGGATGAGGGCGATAATCGCAAGCGGCCTAAGTTGATGGACTGGGAGCAAGACTTTCAATACATCGTGGCCCCCATCAATCGTGTTGTGGGGCAAGAGGTCCGCTCAATGCCTTATTTCCATTGGTGGTCATTCGTCTCGGCGTATTACGAAATCGGGGATTGCTTGTTTGCAAACATCGTTCGAATTCGCAACCTGAAAGCAAAAGGAAAAACGCTCGACAAGTCGGATCGAGAATTTTACCGAGAAAACAGTCGGCTTGTCGATCTAAAGAAGCCGATGACAGAAGAAGAAAACGACACAATCAATGCGTGGTTGGGCAAAAAAACGCCCGACGCAAAATAGCATCGGGCGAAGATGGTTACTTATTTGCAATGAATTCAATTTCGTTTCCAGACCAAAAGTCGGGAGTAAAGCAGATTTCAATTTCTTCCCAGTCTTTGGGGACTTCGTATCCGACAACACCGGTCATTTTCTTACCGGCAGCAACGGCTCCATCTAACTGGGGTTTATCGGTTGCGATGGTGGCCGAAATGCTCAGATTTGTCGAGTAGTCATCAACATAGGCGTTGAATGATGCGATAGAGCTAACGGCAATATCGTTATCCGACTGGTTATCAATGGAGAATTCGCAAAGCAGAAACACATTTCCATCATCAGGGGCGTTGAACTGGGAACCGCTGCTTTCAGTGCAGGAATCAAACTTCATGCTGATTCCGTTTAGCTCGGCAGTTTCTCCAACGCCAAACGTTTGTTTCTCTGCGGCGGGATCATCGCCCATGTCGGTTAATGCGGCGGCAATCATGCAAATGCCGAAAATAGCAATGATGATCCCTAACACGGGGTGGCGTTTCTTTTGCTTGGCTCCGCACTGCGGGCAAGTGGCAGCGGATTTTGCGATAGATGCACCGCATACCTTGCAAGTAGTCATCTTATCCATATTCTTTCCTCCTCGCCATTATGTATGGCTGACTGGATGATATCACGCATAAAACCAAAAAGCAAGAAGGTGATATTGTGGCTGATGGTGAAGTCGTATTTGAAGCGACTATTAGCGATAAAAAACTCCATCAGGAGTTGAACAAAGTAAAAAGCAATATTGAATCTCTGCAAAAGGAATTCAACCGGCTTGGCGACCAGAAAACGCCGATGGAAGACCGACTGCGAAATATCGGCGCAGAGCTGGATGCAGCAAAACAGGTGCTTGCCGATATGCGTTCCGCGCCGAAAGGCACGTACGAGAAAACCGACGTATCCGAACAGGCGGAGCGCGTTCGAATGCTGCAAAGCGAGTTTAATAAAACTGCAAACGAAGTTGACAAACTCAACGAAAAACTCAACAAAACCGGCGATAAGATTTCTGACGCAAAAACGCAGGCGGTTGAGTTAGCACAGCAGATCGAGGGCAGAGCCAAAGGTGCAGGGCTGCGCAATGCAACCGAAGCGGCGGCAGATTCCATGAAGGTATTCGGACAACGCTTAAAATCTGTTGTCCGCAGTGCTCTCGTTTTTACGGTTATTACCCAAGCATTAACAAAAGTTCGCGACTGGGTAAAGAACGTCGTAATGGTGAACTCCGAGGCAAGAGAATCCATTGCGCAGCTTAAAGGAGCGCTTTTGACGCTGGCACAGCCTCTTGTAAGTGTAATTGTCCCCGCCTTTACACTGCTTGTAAAAGTTATCACGGCAGTAGTCTCGCAGATCACGCGTCTTGTGGCACTTATCTCCGGCAAGAGCGTCAAGGCAACTGCTAACTCGGCAAAGGCACTGAACAAGGAAACCAGTGCATTAAAGGGAACGGGCAGTGCCGCGAAGAAAGCGGCAAGTCAGCTTGCGGCGTTTGATGAAATCAACCAGATTTCCACCGATACAGCAAACGACGCTAGCGGCGGTGCATCTGCTGACGCAATTACGCCGGACTTTAGCTACATGGACGACATCAGTGACCGCTTAAAAAAAATCGCCGATGCAGTCATGCTCATTGCGGCAGGCTTAGCGCTGTGGAAAATCAGCGGCAGCTTGCCGGGGGTGCTTGGCACTATTCTGCAAAAACTCGGCGGCATCCTCATCGCTGTTGGCGGATTGATTCTTCTGTGGGACGGCTTATCCGACGCATGGAATAACGGCGTCAACTGGGGAAATCTGCTCGAAATGCTTGCAGGCACAGCGGCGCTTGCCGGGGGGCTTGCAATCGCATTCGGCAAAGTTGGGGCGGGCATCGGCCTTGTAGTGGCTGGTGCAGCAATGATTATCACAGCGTTCAAGGATATTTGCGACAACGGCGCAAATCTCCAAAATACATTGCTGCTAATTGCTGGCATTATTGCAACGGGGCTCGGCTTCTTCTTCCTGACCGGCAGTGTCATCCCGCTTGTAATTGCAGGAATTGCTACGGTAGTTACCGCTGTGCTTGCGCTGACTGGCAATCTGACCGAGTTTGCGAGGAACTTTAAAGATAACATCCTTGGCGGCATTATTCAGTTTATCAAGGGAGCGTTCACTGGTGACTGGAATTCTGCATGGGATGGTGTCAAAAAGGTATTTAAAGGCATCTGGAATAGCATCGTCATTATTGCCGAAAGCGCGGTTAATGCCATTATCAAGGGTTTGAACTGGCTGATCAGCAAGATCAACACGATTAAGTTTACCGTGCCGAGTTGGGTTCCTGGCGTTGGCGGTAAAAGCATCGGGGGGCATCTTTCCTCGCGTTCCGAAGTACATCTTCCGCGTCTGGCAACCGGCGCAGTCATCCCCCCCAACAAGGAATTTCTTGCTGTACTGGGCGACCAGAAGAGCGGAACGAACATTGAAACGCCACTTGCAACGATGGTCGAAGCATTTAAGCAGGCTATGGCGGAATCGGGCGGCGGTGCAACCACTGTTGTTATCCAGCTTGATGGTAAGGAAATCGCACGCAGCACCGTGAAGAACATTAACAACATGACGCGCGCGGCGGGTAAGCCCGTACTGCTGTACTAAGGAGGGGTAACATGGAAGTCCTTATTATCAACGGCACGGACTACTCGTCCGCAATCGCAACGAAAGGGTACGGGTGGAGCAGAAACGATCTCGACAGCGACAAGACTACCCGCACCAAAGATGGCACGATGCGGCGCGACAAGATCACCACCAAGCGAAAACTGAGGTATACAACGCACTCCGTCAAGCGTGACGTGCTGGCAAAACTTGATGACGATCTGAACAAACCCACATGTACAGTCCAATACCTTGACCTGCATGGCATGAGAACAAGCACGTTTTACTGCTCGTCGATGGAATGCACGCTTGAAGAAGCGGCAGACGATAATGAGGTGTGGGGCGGCGCGACGTTTAATTTGACTGAGGTGTGATATGGGGCAGACAACAAGTGCGCTGTGGCGCGAGCTGCTTCACAAGCCCGGTACAGAACGGGAATACAAATTTACTATCGCCGGAACGGAATATGGAAAAGACGCGGAGGTTTCCCATTCTGTTGAATCTCAGCTATTTGAAGAATTCGGCATCGGAAACGCCTGCTGCGCAACATTAAAACTGGCACTGTATGCGAACAACGTACCGCGCGCCGCGACGATCAAGCGTTATCTCAGGCTTGTTAATGGCAGTCAGGCAACAGGCTGGATCCCCAAAGGCGTGTTTTTTACTAACCGACGTTCCTGCGACGGCGATTACTGGGAGATCGAAGCCTATGACGCTATGCGCAAGGCTGACGTTGTATGGGAGCCTGACCAGTCCCTTACGTTCCCGATGGCCATGCCTGACGCTGTAAACATCTTTTGCCAGTTAATGGGCGTGGAGCTGGACAGCCGCACAGTGCTCAACAGCTCGTATACCATCGACTATCCCGCGAACGATTACACGATTCGCAATGAGCTATGTTTTATTGCAGCGGCGCACGGTGGGAACTGGATTATCACCGATGCAGGGAAACTATTGCTTATTCCGTTGTTGTCCATGCCTGCTGAGACGAACTATCTTATTACAGAAGCGGGCAGCGCTATTACATTTGGAGGGGTGAGGATTCTTGTCTGATAAATATTACGTCGGTGGCGACATTACGAGCTTTTCCGACAATGGCAAGTATAAGCCTATTTCCCGTGTAACGTTGCTTGTGGACGACGAAAATAGCCTGACGGCGGGCGATGATACCGGCATGGAGATTATCGCAAGCTGTCCTCACGCCACGCAGCCAATGGTAAACGCTTTATTGCAAACCATGAAAGGCTACCAGTATCAGTCATACGAAGCAGGCGCGGCAAACATCGATCCAGCGGCAGAGCTGGGGGATGGCGTGACAGTTGCGGGCGTGTACTCTCCGTTGTCTAAAATCTCCGACGATGGCCGCGGATATGCTGGTATTTCGTCCCCCGGAGGAGCGGAGATGGAAGACGAATATCCGTCCGATGGGTATATCACGCAGGAATTCAACCGCAAGATTGCCGAAACACGCTCGACTATTACCAAGACCAGCGAGGAGATCAACCTTAAGGTCGAGGGCATCGACGGGCGGGTGTCGGACATTACTCAAACGGTCGATGGAATCAGCTTATCCGTCACTTCCGCGTCCAACCCGGACGGCCAAACGACCGCGACGATCACGCTCAAAGTCGGCCCCAACAACTACACAGGCTACATCAAGCTCGACGGAAACGTGGACGTCTCCGGGCAGCTTTCGGCGGACGCGCTTTACGCTGCTTTCGGCGAGATCGCGGACTTGAGCGTCAACCGGCTTTCGACCTCGCGCCGGGTGGTCAAGTATCTTGCTAAAGACACAACGGACGACAATTTCATCCGCGTGGAGGGACAGAGCCTTGAGTTCGTGGCGGGCATCGCCAAAAGCACGACGGAGCAGGCCAAAAACCCAAACGGGGAGCTGATCTATTGGGAGGCAGACCCCTCGGGCGCGTCGATCGGCGCGGACGGCTATCCCTATGCAAACGGCGAGCGTATTTTTACCACCACCAAACAAACAAATTGGCCGGTGATGGTGTATCAATACGAGGAGCAGGTCAAGCGCGCGATCTCGTTTCAGTCGGACGGCCAATACTACTACCCTGTGGACGTTTTCGGCGCGGGCGACAACAACGGCAAGCAGCGCGGCTACCTCGTCAAGCGGCAGAACTCGCTGGAGCTGACGTACGAGACGAGCACGGGAAAACAACTCGGTCTTGCCGCGCTGGACGAGGGATATTTGGACCTCTTCGGGCTGCGGAAAACCGTGGGACTTAATTTCGCAAGTTGGGAGCAGGGGAGCTTTTCCGAGACGGTAGAGGGTATCTCAGAGCCGCTCGAGTATGGAGTAGAGTTCACGACGGTCGGCGGCAAAAAAGTTCCGGTCAAGATCATCTACTCAGACGGGGCGGAAATGGCAATCCAGTGGACGGAGTGATAAGGATGGACAAAAATTGCTTTGTTAAGGGCGTTATGGCGGGGAAAATGCTCAAGACGCGGAGTGTTGGGACACCGGCGAGCGCTGCATCCGTTGCGCCGTCCAGCGCCGCCGGTTATGACAAGGCAAGCTTTTTAGCGGGGCTTGCCGTCGGCATGAGCACACAGGGGGCGCTGCGGTGGGCAGCGTTATTAGGAGTGATCAGTACAAGGGTATCGTCCACGGACGAAATGCTCGTGGAGCTTTACATTCTGGACATGCTCGGCAAGCTTGTTGTTCCAAAGCTGCCTGGTATGACGGCTCTCCAAAAATGGTTAAAAGATGAAAGTTTTACGGACCCGAGTGAGTACGCGGAAAGGCGCAAAAAATTTGGGGAGGAAATTGCTTGGTACTTTTATGAAAAGGGGTTTAAGTTATCTGCTTATAGTGGTGTTGACTTACCTCTAAAAATAAAAGATATGACCAGCATTGGACTTAGCGGTAGTTCCGGCTCCTGGAAATACTTTCCCTACGGTTCGTCCTACGGGGAGCAAGAGGTAGCCTCGATTGCAGATGATGGCTCGACGCTCGGCGCAAATGTTCGCTCAAAATTCACCATGCCAGAAACAATCCCCGGAGGGTTGATCGGAGATAATACGATCAAAATTAAGTGTGGAGTGTTGCCACGGGGAAAATATAGACTATCGTGTGTCAGTGCACAGGCATGCACACCGGCGCCGTTGGCTAACGCAGATGGGTTATGGGCTGGTATACAGCTGCAATATCCTTACAATGCAGACCCGGGATACACCGTTACAAAAAGAACCGCTGGGGTTAAGTTTAACAGTTACAATACCCTCATGATATGGGGTTTTCCGCCCGGCAACTACATCGAATTTGATACCAAAGTCAATGGCGCGGAATTATCCTTTTACGTTTGCTCGATATCTTCGAGCCGAGACGAAACCTCGGTGCCGAACTCGTATCTTGGTCGAGAAATTAAATTTGCCCCCAATACGACATATACCGCATCGGTGGAGTACTCGCTTGAATTGCTTGAAATTTATGATCCCATCCCAAACGAAAAAGCGTCTCTTACAGATGTGTTAAAGGCGGCAGATAGGTCCGGGCTATACTATCAATCCATCACCGGTGGAAAGACCTTATTGCCGATGCTGCTGATCGACAACGACCCCGTTACGATACGAGACATTGACCGAACTAAAATAGTCGTAAACGGAGAAGTGCAACCTGATGTAAAGCATTCTGCAAAAAACTATAGAGAAGATAGAACCGATGAATCCCTTACCGTACAGGTTGAAAACGATGATCCGGAGTATAAGCATATATTCACATGGGTGGAAGTGGTAGACGGAACATGGGAAAAACACGAAAAACTATCTGTGGTTGCATCTTGTTCTTACAGATTCCCGAGTGAAAAAGAGTATCCACCCCCTGAGTTCCATTTGTACGCAACCGAAAAAAATGACAAAGGATCAGCTCGAATCGATTCTTTCCGCGTTGATATAAGGAGGATAACACAATGATTTCCAAAACCGTTAATAATCAGAGCGCGGTGGCTGTTGCAAGGAATTTGATGGAAAGGCAATCAGACGGACTTGTACTTTTGTTTTCGAGCGAGTTGGCCGTAGTTTACGGATATCCGCAATATATTGATGTAAATGCGTGTGTCCGCAATGGGGCATTTTTGTATCAGGCGTGGCATCTTGGAGGGGCTATTGTTTGCTTCCCGGGCGATTTGTCCATCATGGAGCTAAAAAACGGTGGAAGCAATTTTGGCTGCGAATCCATTTCTGCCGTGCGCGATATGCTGGAGAGCCGTAGGATAAGCGCTCTGATTGATGGAAACGACTTAATGGTAAACGGACGGAAATGTGGTTCCTGGGCTCGCACAAGCAATCGCGGATATACCCAGACGGTAGTGCATTTTTCCATCAATTCGGATGTGACGACCATTCAGGAGTTGTGCACGAAACCTATGGTTAAGATTCCGGGTGCGCTGAGTGATTATGGGATTACTGCGGAGGATATATGGACAGTTATAAAAGAGCACATGCCGCTGTCATCGCATACGCGCTCAACCTGATCGACCTATCGTGCACGCTCTGGGCGCTGCATGGCGGGGCGGTGGAGCTGAACCCGCTGATGCGGGAGGTCACGGTGATGGTGGGCTACAAGGTCGTCATCGTGTGGGCGCTGCTGTGGTGGCTCTCTACTCGGAGGGAGAGGGCGGCGCGGTATGCGCTATACGTTGCTGCCGTGGTCTACGGGGCGGTGGACGTGTACCATATAATCAATATTTTATGATAAGGAGGGCAACATGGACAAAACCATTGACGATCTGCTTGCGGCGGAGGCTGTAACGGCGGATGATCTTTTTGTGGCGCAACAAAATGGGACGGCAAAAAAGGTGTCCGGTGACACTTTGCGCAAATATTTTGGGCAGGAGGCCGGGTTACCAAAGCCTGATGGCGCGGAAGAAGGTGCTTTTCTCCGCATCCGGAATAAGAAATGGGTGGCGGAAACCGTGCCCGCGGCGGAAGGAGGGACATTCTGATGTCCGAATATCTGGTACAGGGCGAAAGCATTACGGCAGTTGCGGACGCCATCCGTGAAAAGGGCGGGACGACCGCGCCCCTGAGCTTTCCAGAGGGGATGGCGGCGGCGGTGAGGGGTATTCCGTCTGGCGGGACTGATATCTCTCTTGGCCTGACCGCCGCCACAGTGGGCCAGACCGTCAAAGTCAAGGCCGTTGACACCGAGGGGAAGCCAACTGCGTGGGAAGCGGTGGATATGGCGGGGGGCGAGACGGAGGTGATTGCGCTATCGGAGGATGTAAATGCTGTAGCATTTGACCTTAAAGGGTGCGATTCATTTGCGATAGTATTAGATGTCCCGCCAGTCGATACAGAAATGAACTATGCATTACCGACATTCAACTCTATCGTAGGGTCATTCATTACGCTCAATTTTGCATCTAAGGCAGATCGGAGGATATCAGTGTTGCAAATCAATAAAATCGTTGATGGGTTATGGTTTTTCTCATTTAAGCCAGGGAATGATCCGACTTTGAAAAATGCGATTTTGTCAAAGGTTGGAGACACTTCTGTCCTGACCAACATAATCCCAATGGATATTACATCGATGGGCCTTAATGCATACACCGGGCAGCGTTTTCCAAAAGGCACAAAAATATACGTAGTCAGGGGGAAAACAGTTGTATGAGAATTTGCGAGAATGGTGTCTACCGCGACATGACCACAGAAGAAATCGCGGAACTGGAAAAGTTGGCAACCGAAATGCCCGCGCCCGAGCCTACGCCAGAGGAACGTATCGCTGCGTTGGAAAAGGACAACGCCGAGTTGCGCGAGGCAATGGAGGCACTGTTAAGCGGGGCGACAGCATGAGCGAGCTAAAAGAGAGAGTCATCGCGTATAACACTGAGGTCAAGGCCGCACTGCAAGCGGTCTATAACGACCTCAACCACGGCCAGCGCAAAAAGCTGCTGCGCAACCCCGCCATCCGCGCGATGTTTGAGCGGTATGGGGTAAAGATTGAAGAGTAAGGAGAAAGGGAGCGGGATATGGATAATGCAAAGCACTACGATGATGCAGAGATCGCGCTGATCGAAAGCCGATGCAAGAGCAATACGCACCGCATCAACGAGCTGCAGGAGCATCAAACGGCGCTTGACAGGCTGGCAACGTCGGTCGAGGTGTTGGCGACCAAGCAGGAGACCGTCGAGGGCGACGTCAAGGAGATCAAAGAGGACGTGAAAGCCATCACGGGCAAGGCGGGAAAACGGTGGGACAGCCTGGTCGACAAGGCTCTCGCAGCGCTGGCGGGCGCGTTTATCGCGTGGCTGCTGAGTGGGGCGGTCGGATGAAGCGCCTTATCAAAAAGGCATCGAAATTGCGAACGAGAAACATCATTTTGATTGTCGTTGGCATTTTCATCGCCGCTTTTGTGATCTACACGGTCATCTTTTACAGCATTAAGGGGTGGCAGTGGGACAACCTCTTCCCGTACCTGTTGGGTACGGGAGGCATCATTGAAGCCTTTACTGGGCTTCTGACTCTGGCAGAAATTATCGTTGGACGGAAACGAAAGGAGAATAACAATGAATAACGATTTGCTGAAAAAGAGATTTGCGAACCTGTGCAGCGTGAAGAGCATTGTGACGATTGCCGCCACCGGTGCGGTGATCTACGGCTTTGTCGTTGGCAAGATCACGGGCGAGCAGCTCATGCTGATCTACAGCTCGATCATCGCGTTCTACTTCGGCACGCAGTCGCAGAAGAATCAGGACGCCATCGACAAGGGGGCGTAAGACATGGCGAGAGCAGAAGACATCCTCGCCATCGCGCGCAAGGAGATCGGCACGGTGGAGCAGCCGGGCAACCGCCAGAAGTACGGCAAAGCCTACGGCATGGACGGCGTGTACTGGTGTATGCAGTTCGTGTGGTGGTGCTTCCAGCAGGTGGATAAGCGGCTCTTTTACGGCGGCGGGAAGACCGCGAGCTGCGGCGAGCTGATGAACTACGCCAAGGCTCACGGGCAGTGGGTCACGTCCGGTTATCAGCCGGGTGACGTGCTCATCTATGACTTTCCCAACACGAAGGTCAAGACAGACCATACGGGCATCTGCGAGAGCGTGAGCGCACAATATGTGACTGCCATTGAGGGAAACACGTCGAGCGGAGCAGCGGGCAGTCAGTCCAACGGCGACGGCGTATATCGCAAGAAGCGGGCCAAGTCGTTCGTGGTAGGCGCATACCGTCCGAAGTACGAGGTGAGCTACCGCGAACTGCTCAAGAAGCGCTCTGGGCTGGCGGATGCGACAATGGACTACCTCGCCGCATACAAATACGGCGGCGATCTCATCAGAAAACTCGCGACGATGAAGTGATTTGTGCCCGATTCGGGCACGGAAAGGAAAACGGGCGGGAGACCTGCAACGTCTCCCCTCGCGTGAGCGCTCTGCAAGCCCCGGCGCACAGCATGGACAAGCAGCACCGAGCGATCCGCGCGCAATTATCCTCTATGGCCCCCAAACGGGCTGTGGCATATATCTTATCGTTTGAGCTGCCGGCGGACGAGGCGGCGTGCCTTATTGAGTGCGACGTGCGGCGCAAGAGCTACGCGCAAGTGTGTGCAGCGCTGCACCTGTCGCCGGAGGCGGTAAACCGCTGCCGTAGGCGGGCATACAAAAAAATCGCAGATGGACAAAGAGAGCACCGAGGTTAATCGGTGCTCTCTTTTTATTCGTTCGGTTCAAGCTGGATGACCGTCCATCCGTGCCACCGACAGTGATTGTATGACGCGTCATACAGCATCTTGGCCGTACGCTTGGCCTCATACTTATCCTCTGGGTCAATGCCAAACAGCTCCACATGATCTCTGACAAATTTCGATAAGTTTTTGATCTCCCACTCACGAGCACCGTTTGATACTCGATACCATTTTGCGCGGATATTGGTCTCATATGGCCCTGTCAACGGGGATTCCAGCAGCGCCTTAACTCGAGCGGCTGGGGATTGCTGGGCCTCTGCCATAGCACAGCCGCAGGACGTGGTATGCCCGGTCATAAGATTCCTGCCCGATACGTCGGTCTTTTTGCCGCAATCACAACGGCACCGCCATATTGAGCTATTCGCGGTCGAAGAATAGCGCACATAACGCGTCACAGTCAACCGCCCAAAGCGTTGTCCAATCAGATTCTTTCGGTGATTTTCGCCCCGGGTATGGCCGCATGACGTACTGACACCCCGACGGAGATTGCTGGCAGTCACGACGCGTTCCTCGCCGCAATCGCATCGGCAGAGCCATTTTGCCCGACCGTATTTATCCGGCTCCGCAGGCTCAAGCACAGTCCAGTGCCCAAAAGTCTGCCCTGTTAGGTCATACGTGCCCATTACAGCAGCTCACTTATATCCACACCCAGCGCGTCGGCGAGCGCAAGCAGGTTTTTGGCGGTCAGATTGCCCGCCTCGGCCTCCCCCAGCTCCACGCGCTGGATCTGGCGGATATTGACGCCGGACTTCTTGGCAAGCTCGGACTGAGTCATGTCCGCCATGCGGCGCGACCACTCCAGCTTGGTGATTGGGCGGTTATGGCAGTCTCGCCCGTAATTGACCAGCGAGCAGACGGTGCAGTCACCGTCCACACGCTGGCAGTCGCTGTACTTCCGTCTCATATCGTAGTCACCTTCTTTAAAGGAGATCGTAGCCCACGAGAGGGAAATCACCGTATTCGTCCGGCTCCTGCCCATACACGGGACGGAGGCGGCGGCCCCCGTCGATGTCCCATTCCTCACCGTTCCAGTAGCGGTCGCCGTACTGCTGGAGCCATTCGCCGAGAGCGGCGAGATTTTCGTCGGTGGGGTTCTTTATGGCCACCTCGCGGAGTCCTTCATATCTGTATTCGTTCATGATGTTCTTCCTCCTGTAAGTTTTATAGATCGAGCATAGTCGCGCCGCCGTTGCGGGCGTCGACAATGTTGTTAATTTCCTCGTAGCAGGTTACGGGGTCCGGCTCGCCGCCCTCCCAGCCGTCGGCGATGGGGTCGCCGCCCGCCTTGAGCGCGTCCAGCGTCTCAACGACCAAAGCACGGTCCGCGTCGCAGAGGTAGTAGATGCAGGATCCGGTCTTGTCCATGACAGCGAGGTACAGACGTCCCGCGTTGTCCTCGTAGATACTGTAAGTGTACTTCATTTCTATTTCCTCCCGGGGTGTTCCCCTCTTTTGTTTACATGCTTATTATACGCTAATATTAGCGTATTGTCAAGAGCTTTTTGAAATATTTTTTGACCAAATATTGACCAAACGATGACCATTTGCGGGGCGCGATCCACGGTATGATTGAGGCAACAAAAGGAGGTGCGCAAAATGTATGACCGACTTTTAGCTTTGGGCTTTACTGAGCAAATGGCGATGGACATTTTGACGCTGTTTCCTGATCCTGATGAGCTGAGAACATACGTCTACTTTGCAGAGATGTTCCATGTATAGCTATTTCAACCCGAATCCAAACGGACGCAACGTCAGCGACTGCACCGTGCGCGCGATCTGCAAGGCGACGGGGAAGGACTGGGGCGAAGTTTATTTGTCTCTGTGCATACAGGGATACTTGGACGGCGACTTGCCCAACGCAAACGCCTGTTGGGGCGCGTATCTGCGGTCTCTTGGCTATCGGCGCTACATCGTGCCGGACACCTGCCCCGACTGTTACACGGTCGGTAAGTTTGCAGGCGATCACCCGCGCGGGACATATATTCTCGCGCTTTCTGGTCATGTGGTCTGCGTGCAGGACGGTGTAATTTACGACAGTTGGAACAGCGAGAACGAAATCCCGCTTTATTACTGGGTCAAAGAAACGGAGGAATGAACATGGCATATCCCTATTTCAACCCCTATTATCCGCAGCCGATGCCGGATAATCTCATGCAGATACGGCAGCAACAGATGCAACCTCAGATGCAGCCGCAGATGCAGCCGCAGATGCAAAACCCCATCGCGCAGGGCGGTGTGCAGTGGGTAAGCGGCGAGCAGGAGGCAAGAGGCTACCTCATCGCGCCCAACTCCGCTGTGGCGTTGTGGGATTCTACCGCGCCGACTGTGTATCTCAAACAGGCGGATGCAAGTGGCAAGCCAATGCTCAAGATTTACGACCTTGTAGAGCGCGCAGAAACGGCTTCTAACGCGCCGCAAAAGCCGGGCGTGGAATTTGTCACCCGCGAGGAGTTCGACCGTCTGGCGGCGCTTGTGGGCGAAATAAAGGGCAAGAAAAAGAGCAAGGTTGAGGAGGACGAAGACGATGAGTAATCCGTTCATGGCCGCGCTGGGCGGCGGGCAGGGGCCTATGGGAAACTTTGCCCAGATGATGCAGCAGTTTCAGCAATTCAAGGCAAATTTTCATGGCGACCCCAAAGCGGAGGTCGAAAAGCTTTTGCAGAGCGGTAAGCTCAACCAGCAGCAGTTGAACCAGCTGCAGCAGATGGCGAAGAAGTTTCAAAGCCTGATGCAATAAGCAAACAAATTAGCAAAGAGTTTGCTTATTTACAGGAATCTTATCGTGGCCACGATTTGATGAATAAATTAAAAGGAGTGATTTTATGTCTCTTTCCGATGGTACTCCCATGATGACGATGCCGGTCGCTCCCGCAAACGGCGGCAACGGCGGCGGTTTCGGCTGGGGCGGTGACGGCGCATGGCTCATTATTCTCTTCCTCATTTTTGCCGTCTTTGGCTGGGGCGGCAACGGCTGGGGCAACAACGCTGGCAATTCCGGCGGCGTGGTTGACGGCTATGTGCTGACCTCTGATTTTGCCAATGTCGAGCGCAAGATCGACAGCGTAAATCAGGGCCTTTGCGACGGATTTTACCAGCAGGCGCAGCTTGTCAACGGCACCAACATGGCGATGGCAAACGGCTTTGCACAGGCCGAGCTTTCTCGCAGCAACCAGCAGGCGGCGCTGATGCAGCAGCTCAACGCCATGCAGATGCAGGCCGCTGAATGTTGCTGCAACACCCAGCGCAGCATCGATGGCGTGCGCTACGACATGGCGACGCAGGGCTGCGACACGCGCAATCAGATCCAGACCAACACCCGTGACATCATCGACGCGATGAATTGCGGTTTCCGTAGCATCGACCAGCGTCTGACTGCGCAGGAACTGGCCGCGAAGGATGCGAAGATTGCCGAGCAGAACCAGCGTCTTTTTGCTGCTGACCTCGCGGCCTCTCAGTCTGCTCAGACGCTTGATATGCGTAACTATGTTAGCGCACAGTTCGCGTATTACAATCCGCGCCCCGTTCCCTCGTTCAGCGTTCCGGCCCCGTATCAGTATACTGGGTGCGGCTGTGGCTGCAATCAGGGCTGCGGCTGCTAACAACTGCATAGCATAGCTTCTCGGCCACCATATCGGTGACGTTACCGAGATGGTCGGCCCCGTGCCGACACTGGAAACAACGCGGCGGGGCAATAGCCCTGCCGCTGTATTTTTAAACGGGTCGATTTCGACCCCTTTAGGAAGGAATGATTTTGTGAAAACGGTTGACGAACTTAAGCAAGAATTTGTCGATCACATTGCAACTCTGGACAAGAGTGAAATGAGCATGTACGATCTTAGCAATTATGCCGATCTTTTGCGTAAAGCAGACGAATTATTTGCGCCCAGCTACGCGGAAATGATCGCAAATGGTGCGTTTGCCCCTTTTGGGGTAAATCAGAGGAAGGAGTGATACCAGTATGGCTGAGTTTAGTAATTCTAGCATTGCTTTGGTCTCTGCCGGGCAGAACGTCCCACTGACCGAAACGGCGGTCAATAGCAAGCCCTGTATCGTGCATCGTCAGGGTGCAGGCGTTGTCACGCTTCGCGGCCTCACCAATCAAAATCGCGCCCTGTTTAGGGTCTCCTATGGCGGCAACATCGCCATTCCCACCGGAGGCACGGTTGAGGCCATCACGGCGGCGCTTGCCATCAACGGAGAGCCGCTGACCAGTGCAACGGCGACTGTCACGCCTGCGGCGGTAGGGAACTACTTTAACATTTATGTTTCCGCGCAAGTCTGCGTCCCGAAAGGCTGCTGCCTGACGGTCGCAATGGAAAACACCAGCACTCAGGCCGTCAACTTCGCTAACTCGAATCTGACGGTTGAGAGAATCGCGTGAAAGGAGAACGGACATGAGCAAGAAAGCAATGTATGATCTGCGCAATATGCTGTGCGACGAACTCGACGAGCTGGCACGCAAGGGCGAGCTTGGCGCGGGCGATCTCGAAATCGCGCACAAGCTGACCGCCACCATCAAAAACATCGACAAGATCGAGATGATGGAGGACGACGGTTACTCTCGCGACGGAGACTATTCGCGCCGCTATTCCAGCGACGGAGACTGGCAGTCGGGTATGCGCGGCGCTTATGACCGCGATATGTCCAATGCGAGACGCGGCACGCATTATGTGCGCGGCCACTATTCCCGTGACGGCGGCATCGACAACATGAAACGCCAGTTACATGAAATGTTGGACAACGCCGACGATGACAGCATCCGCAGAGCTATCCAGCGCTGCATGGACACGATCGAGGGCTAAAGGGGGTGCACCCCTATGGTCGACGAGAATGAGGTCAATCGCTGGATAGCTCGCCTTGAAACGGAGGAATCAAGCTGGAAAAACTATGAGCGACTTGCCGTGCTGTATGCCATCCGTGACCAGCAAAGCGGCATCAGGGAGAGGGCTTTGCCAACGGCATACTCCGCAGCGCCCGCGCCGGTCAACGTTGAAACATACGGCGATAGCGACTTTCTGCGCGCAGTGGCAGATGTTCCACCGGACAAGGCGTGGGAGATCATGGACGAGCTGATGGACAGTTTGAAAATTGTAAACGAGCGCGTATACAACAGCGTCATGCGAAAGCTCGAAAAATAAATTGCAGATGGAATTGCAGACGGTGTTCAAAAACCCTTGCAATATCAATGTTTTTGCGGTTTCGGTTGTGGGTTCGACTCCCGCCGCCTCCACCAATGAAAAAACCTCGCAGTTTCAACGGCTGCGGGGTTTTTCTTGTATTTACAAGGGTTTTCTGGCTTACCTGTTTACGCATTACTTGCGATATTTGCAAGTTATCTCCCGTTAAAACAGCGTTTTTGCAGATAAATTGCAGATGAAATTACAGATGAAATTCGGTTTCAAAAAAGCCGTCAACGGCATCCGCCACTGCTACGGCTTTATCATTCATGGTGTGCTGGTATACGTTTTTAAGCATATTGTTTGTAGAGTGCCCCATGCGCTCCATTGCGTATTTATCTGGAACATTAAGCCGGAGCATGACCGACGCGTTTACATGGCGGAGATCGTGGAAACGGAACGGCTGAACTCCGCAGCGGGCACACGCGCGTTGCAGATGCTTATACAGCACGTTCCTGGTCGCGTGAACAATATACTCATCTGTTCTCGGCGTTGCTTCAATCAGCCCCATAATATACGGCGGCACTTTTAGCTTGCGGTTGCCACTGTAGGTCTTTGGCTGCTTGAGCTGCGGGCCGGCCTCACCGTCTACCATTGCTTGCTTGATCGTCAGAATATCGCCGTCAAGGCAATCCCATGTTAGACCTCTGATCTCCGATGTACGGAGGCCGAGCCAGACAGCCAGAAGAAAAGGCAATTCAAATGCTGTGCCCTTGCAGTCTTCGTGTAGAATTCTGATCTCGTCCATGGTAGGGATTTTGATTTTAGGTGCTTCCTTCTGCGGCAAAGATACACGGAACACTTTATCCGGGCATTCCTCCGACATTGCCGCCGTAAATAAGCCGTAAGCGTTGCGGACGTATTTCGGGGACTTTTCCCGTGCCATCTTATTCACGGCACGCTGCACGCGATCCTGCGTCAACGCGGAGCACTTAACGCCCATCAGCTCCGGGAAAACCACCTTGCGGAGTTTTCTGTACCCGTTGACGGTGGAAGGGGAGAGTATCGCGTCCTTGCTGTCAATGTATCGGTCGATAGCATCACCAACCGTGCGCTCAGACGCACGAGCGGCAGACTTTGCGCCGGACTTTAACGCGGCAGCCTCATTCTCCGCTTGCCTTTTGGTAGGCGCTGTGACGGACACGCGCTTTCCGTCTACCATGACGCTGACATTCCAGTTCCCAGATGGTAGTAGCTTTGCTTTTGGTATTTTCATCAAATTCCCCTCCAATCAATGTATAAGCACCACGCGGCCAGCAAGACGATAATGACAAACATTATAGCAATCACGCCGTTGCGGATACGGACGCCGCGCCGCATGATCTCGATCATGTCCGCTTTCGCATCAACATGGCGTTCCAGCTCATCATTCCGCGCTTGTAAAGTTTCCTCAGTCGGCGTCAAGTGTTCTATGATTTCACACGTCTTATCAATCGAAACGCCGAGAGCTTTACAGATTGCAACAACGGTATAAAAAGATGGAGCTTTCGACAATTTAGAAAAATAGTTCTGGACGGTGGACAGCGGCACGCCGGAAATGTCGGAAATGTCTTGATAGGTAAGTTTCAATTCTTCTTTACGGATTCTACACACTTCTTGAATGTTCATTTATGCCACC